AACAAGTGCTTCTGCCGGTACGATTAAGCTCTATATTGCTGGTCTTTCTGTTGATGTTGTTATCGCTTCTGGTGATGACGATGAAGCTTTGGCGACCAAAACGGCTGCGGCAATAAATGCAATTAAAGAATTACCTGTAACTGCTGTTGCAGCTCTTGCTGTCGTAACGATTACAGCTAAAGATCAATCAACTTTTGGAAACGAAACAACTATCAAGCTGAATATTAAAGAAGACGACGCGTTGCCAACCGGAATAACTTCTGCAACAATTGTTGCAATGAGTGGCGGTCTGGGAACGCCAGATATACAAACGGCCTTGGATGCGCTCGGGACAGATGATGCGGCGAACGAAAAATTTTTCACTCGCATGGTCCATTCTTATTTGCAAGATTCGGGGACTTTTGACGCGATATCTGCATATGTTGGTGAAGGGAATGATTTTGTCGGACTTTACAAAAAAATAGTTGCAAGACCTTTTACGGCGTTAACTGGCGATATAGTGGCAGAAACTGCCGGTTTAACGGCATTGATTGCAATAAGTGATGTTAGGCTTGAAGACCGAGCTAACGGAATTATCGCTGTTCCGGGATCCGCATCTCATCCGTCAGAAATTGCGGCTTTCGCTGTGGGTATTATGGCGAAGAAAAATAACATTTTGGCACAAGCCGGTTATAATGGCGAATCAATGGGCAGTATTGATCCTGGTGCTTTGGCCGATCGATGGACAAACGCTTATACATTGGGCCGCGATTTGGCAGCCAAATCAGGAATAAGTCCGACAGATGTTGTTAATGGTGTTGTTAAGCTGCAGGTTATAGTGACTTTTTATCGTCCTGCCAGTGTGGCTGTTAACAGCAATGCTTACAGATCAATGAGAAATATATCTATATTGCAAAACATCATGAATGCAGTCAAGGCAAATTTTTCTCGCGATACTTGGAAAGATTTCTCGATTGTCGCAGATGTTAGCAAAGTTACAGACGTAAATAGTCGTCTTGAAGCCAAAGACATCGAAACGGTTAAAGATGACTTAGTTTCCCTTGCAACTCTTTTTGAATCGAAAGCCTGGATCTTTTCGGCAGCCTTCACTATTGAAAAGCTAAAACAGTCTGATTCAGTAGTTATCAGAGGTGCGGGGAATGGTTTTGATAGTATTTTACGGACTCAATTGTCCGGTGAAGGTGTTATCTTGGACACTGTGACAGAAGTTGACACTGCGATTTCTGTATAATATTTTTAATTAAAAAAAAGGAGCTCAACTATGGGAGACGTAGCAGGCACAATAAGAAACGTAAAATTAAATGGTACTTCGTTTGATGCGATGGCGGATGCTAATATTACCGCCAATGACAACAAAGAAAAAGAAGGAATTCCAACTTCCACAAGAAATATGATAAAAATCACGAAAAAAGTACCAACTCGTGAAGGTGTTGATTTGGCTGCTAATCCGGCAGAAGTTACGGTTCTTAAGGGGTATTCTTCTTTAACTACTGCTTTTCCTATGTCGGTTACTTACGCTGATGGTTCTATTTATCGTGCTGACGGCCATATCAATTTTGAAGGCCATGAAAGTGAAAGCAATAAAGCAACTATCATAATGATTCCGATCGGAGATTGGGTGGAATTTGTAGCACCATAACAATATAACATATAAATTCGGAGGGCAAAAGAGTGAGTTTATTTAACAAAGAAGGGAAAGTTGATCCTATTTCGTTTGAAGTAGCAAAAAATCAATTAAACATCCTTTTGGATTATTACGAGATTAATCCGGAAGAGGAAACAAAAGAAGAAACTAAAGAAAGTCTTGAACAGGCAATTGCGCAAGTCGAAAAAGCAATAAGAAAAGGACGTGTAACAATTAGAGAAACCGAGGAAGGCTTGGAAGTCTCGCAAAAATTAAAAAAACCTCTTGGCGAAGCTGACACAATCAAATATAAAGAATTGTGTGGAGCTGCAAAGGTTGAAATGGAAAAAAACTGTAAAATCAACCATAACTATAAGAAAATATATGCTTTATGTGCGGCCATGTCGAGTCTACCAGAAACATTTTTCCATAAAATACGTGGTGTCGATATGTCTACGGCTGAAAGCTTGGGGCTGATTTTTTTATTAGTGTAATCTCGAAAATTGATCAAATGATGGGAAACCTTTTCGGGAGAGGAGTCCAACCTTTAGATTTGGAAAAAATGAAGTTTTATCGCCTAACTTACTGGAATAGTTGGCATCTAGAAATGAAAAAAGCCGAAGATAAACAGGCAAATGAAATAGAAAAAAAAACAGGAAAAAAATAATGCCCAATTTTGCAGTTGGAACAACATTTACTGGAAAAGACAAACTAACAAGGAAAATCTTGGGCTTTGGGAAGGCTATGGATAAGTTCGGTGGAAAATCTACACGAGCTTTCCGGGCTGCAAGTAGAGCTGGCGGCAATTTTGGATCTGTTGTTAAAGGCATTCTAACTGCTGGATTAATTCAAAGAGGCCTTTCTTTAATTTCTATGGGTGTTCGCACCGCTGCGACCGATTTTATTGAATTTGATGATTCAATTGTCGCGGCCACGGCTCGATTTAAGGATTTACCTGTTGGTTCGGCGAAAGCTGCGGCCGCAATGGAGCAGCTACGGAAAAAAGCTCGTGCCGTGGGGGCGACTACACAATTCACAGCTGCAGAAATGGCGAAAGGTCTTGATTTCTTTGCGCGTGCTGGGTTTAAATCTGGCGAGGCGATGGGGGTGTTGAAGAATCAAGCCGATCTTGCTACTGTTTCCGGTTTGGAATTTGCGCGAGTTGCAGATATATCATCGGATTTACTTGGATCATTTGGCAATGCTTCTTTAACATCTGCCAAAAAAATAGCGGCACTCAAAACTATGAACAATCAACTTGCAATAGCAACAAACCGTGCTAACGTCACCCTGGAAGATATGTTTGAGACGTTAAAAGAAGTGGCCCCAATAGCGACTAAAGTACGTATTAGCCAAAAAGAATTAATTGCCTCCACTGCGGCACTTGGGGGGGCAGGGATAAAGGGTACTAAAGCAGGGACGGCTTTTAAGAATATACTTACTAGGTTAGCTGCGCCTACATCAGAAGTTAATGATGCTTTAGGGCAGCTATCATTAACAACAAAAGATTTTGTTAATAAGAAAGGAGACATGAAATCTATAACCGATATCTTCACTTTAATCGGTAAAAAAGCTAAAGGTATTTCGTCAGTAAAACAAGCTGGAATTTTCAAAGGAATTTTTGGATTACGTGCTATTGCGGGATCACTTAATGTTGTTGAAAATTTAGGGAAAGTAAAAGACATTATGCAGGCAATGAAAGACGAAAAGGCAATGGAAAAAATTGCTACAGTTATGAGAACTTCTCTAGGTGCTCAAATTAAAATTATAAAATCTGGTTTGACCGAATTAGCGTTTAAATTTTTTAGTGCATTTCAAAAAGATGGATCTGCCGCCTTGAAAAATTTTTCTAATATTTTAAGAAACATAGATCCTACCGCTTTTATTAATGACATGAAGAAAGCATTTAAAATATTAAAGCCGGCACTGATAGGCTTTGCAAATGCTTTTGCGGATTTTGCCGGAAATATATTCCCGGATACAAATAAAGAGGCTAGCAAGCTTGGTGGCGTTTTGCTTGGAATGGCTAAAGCGCTTGAATTAGCTTTAAAGTTTTCGACAGTTTTATTGAAGATTTTAACGCCATTTGCGCCTTTGTTGCCTATAATTGTCGGAGGGTTTATCGCTTATAACCTGGCACTCAAGGCTATAGCTATTGGTACAGTTATTAAATCGTTTATTGCTTTGATTGCCACATTAATAACTGTTGCCAGCACGCAAGGAATCGCGACAGTAGCCCAATGGGCATTAAATGCGGCAATGACGGCGAATCCTGTTGGAGCGGTTGTTGCAGGTCTTGCGGTTTTGGTGGGAGTAACCGTTGTGGTTATCAAAAATTGGAAAGCAATTTCTGCAATTTTAAAAATAGGATGGGTTCAATTTAATAATTTTCGCGAGTTATTAATGCTTTTGATCGGACCATTCATGTTTTGGGGCGTTTTAATTTCTGAAATCATAAGAAATTGGAGATTATTAATAACAACATTTCAGGAAAAAGGATTTCTTGCGGGTATTATTCAGATTGGCCGAGTTATTGGGTCGGCGATATTAAGGCCGATTGAACAATTATTGTTTTTACTTGCAAAAATTCCCGGTGTTGGAAACAAAATAAAAGGACTTGCTGAAGGGTTAAGAAGATTTAGACAGAAAACAGTTCTTGGAATTGAACCTAAAGCACTTCCTGGAAGCGAAGAGAAAAGAGAGACGCCAGGTAAAGGCCGAACGGCGCCCAATCAATCACAATTAGATTCCCAAAAATCGCTTATTGATTTTTCCGGTGCATTGAATGTTACAGGTGCGCCTTCCGGATCCACGTTGACAGGAAAAACTCAGGGTGCAAAACCTATCGAACTTAATTTATTAGGAAATAATGAGCTGGCGCGATAGAATTAACGGAAATCTCGTCCTTATTTCACCTGACGGGAATGTTTTTGAGGCGTTATGGCAAAAAAACAATTTATCTATTGCAAAAAAAATAGGTATATTTGAATATCCTAAAATTAATAAAACAATAACGCAGGATTTAGGAGTTATTGGCGTTAGAAGTCCTTTGACCTTCTTTTTTGAGGGTGAAAATCACGATTTAGAAATGTTAAGATTTAAAAAGTCCATTCCAGAAGTTGGAAAGTGGACTATTCTGCATCCTGTTCTCGGCGAAGTTACATGGCAGCCAACTGATTTTACAATTATAATTGATCCGATCGGAAACGGAAACATAACTCAAATTGACAGCAATTGGATCGAACCTGCAGACGATTCTGTTATTATTTCTGCACCTCAATTAGCATCAATTATTGATAGTTCTGTTGCGACAACTAATGCTACTGCTGCAGATCAATTTGCCGAAAACATACAAAGAGGATCCTCGGATCCATTACAGATTGTCGATGGAATTAGTCAGTTAACTTTTAAAGAAAAATTGGCGGTTGAATCAACTACGCAACAAGTTATTATTGCCTTTGATGAAGATTTAGGTCCCATATATCTGGGAACAACCATCGAAAAAGATATTTTGCAAATCAAAAGATCAATAAACGCCACACTCGAAGAAACTGTTCTAAACCCGATAATGCTGATTGGTCAATTGCAATCGTTAATTCAGTTGCCAGCTTTAGTAATTACTGATGCTAAGGGCTGATTTGATGCATATATTAATTTTATGAGAAAGATTTTCGGGTTATCACCGACAGAAATAGATCAATCCGGGAAAAATGTTGTAACAGTCCAAGAAGGAGCTTTAAACGCAGCTTTGGTTGCACTTGCTCAAATATCAACCACAAGTGTCTCTGCTGGAGAATTAGACACGCAAGGATTATTTATTAACACCAGGACCGAGGCTTTTAATTTTGCAGATTTATTGTCACTGATTCTGATTGAAGTTACCGAAAATTTAGATGATACGCAAGAAAATTTTAAAAACTTGCCGGTAGATGTTCAATATTTTTCTCAATCAGAAAGTTATCCAGATATTGCAACAATTATTGTCAATGCGATTAGGTATTTAATAAGTTCTGCGTTCAGTTTACTTACAGAGCGTAGATTTACATTAAAAGAGGATAAGGCGGCAATTCGCGTCTGTATAGAAGAATATCAATCGTTAGGCGATAATGACGAAATATTTGATTTTTTCATACAAACAAATTCATTGAAAAAAAACGAAATAAGATTAATTCGACAAGGCCGGGAGATCGTCGCCTATGGCTAATCCACAACCTGGCAAACCTTATACTATCATTAAAGGCGATACTCTTTATGATATTTCGAATCGAACATATGGACGTCCTGACTTTTGGCCGCGTATTTGGCGAGCGAATCAAAAGGTTTTAAAATCTGGTGACCCGAATTTAATTTTTCCAGGTGAAGTTATATATCCTCCAAATATAGCCGAAAGGAAATTGACGATCGGCAAAAACATTAAAAATCCGGAAAAACTTCGTACAACTCTCGCATCTATTAATTTGGGACCGAAAGATAAAGATTCGGCAACTTTATTGCTTGAAAACAGAGAAATTCCGTTAGAAAGTATGCGCGTTACACGTGCTCTTGATACCGGTGCTGATGGTTGGAGCACCTCCATCGCGTGGGTTCCTGGATTAGATACCGAATTAGATAAATTGGTTGTGCAATATTCATATGCCAAGGCTTCTGTTTATTTGGGATCTCAATTAGTCGTTAATGGATCGTTGTACCAATCTAATCCGGAAATAACAAAAGACGGAATAAAAAGAATCTTAACCGGATATAGCTTCACTATTGATGCCGTTGATTCTAGCGTTAGAACACCCTACGAAGTTAATGGAAGAACTTTAGAACAAAGAGCAAGTGAGATGGTCGCCCCACTCGGAATAAGTGCGGTTTTTTTGAATGATTCCGGAGGACCATTTAAACGTATGACCGCAAACAAAACTGACACTATTTTTTCTCATTTGGTAAAATATGCAAAACAAAGAGCACTACTTGTAACGTCTTCCCCCCAGGGAAATCTGTTATTCACACAAGCGAACTTAAGGGGACGGCCGGTTACAACTATAGAATTTAACGAATCGACACCAAACGCAGAAGAATTAAAAGCAAACTTCGACGGTCGCAAGCGTTTTAATGCGTATAAAGCGATCGGAAGAGCTCCGGGAAGAAAAAACAAAGGAAAAACCGAAAGTTATAAGTTTGCAATCTCAAAAGACGATTCTGTTCCTCGCGCTCGATTTAAAACTTTTCAGGCGGATGATACTACCGGAGGAAATATTCAAAAGGCTGCTGATTGGGAAAAAAACAAACAACTTGCCAAGGCTTTTGAGTTATCCATTCCTGTCGATAGTTGGTATTCAACAGAAGAAAACTTATGGACGCCAAATACGCTCGTAACGCTCAAATCTGAGGTTTTGGGCGTTCCAGATGGTTTTGATTTATTAATTAAACAGGTCGAATATATTTTCGAGAAAGACGGCACTCGTGCGGTGTTAGGTTTAATTCCACCGCAAACTTATACAACAGAACCCATTGCCGAACCATGGAAAAAGTGATATAATAAGTTATGGCAGAAATAGGAACCCTTGTA